TCCTCAAAAGTTATTGGGGCGTTAACGAGAGGCTCCCTAACTATGGCTCTTTTTCCTATAGGAATATTCTTAACTGGAGCTTTTTCTAGATATGCCTTAATAAGTCTTTCAGCATTAAGATTCTTAACAGCTTGTCCATTTAAGTATCCTTGTGTAAATGGTTTATAATTAGGATCATTGGAGTATTTCTCCTTCCATAATTCCCTAACTCTATTATTCATAAAAGTTGCCATATCATCACCAGATCTATTTGGATCATTAAGATCAAGCATTGCTAAGCCTTTAGATTCTAAACGAAGATCAGAATGCAAGTGCACTCTATGGTTTTTAGGACTAACTTCAATAACATCTGAGTGAGTAGCCCATAATACTTCTACAGTTGGACTAGAATATGTTCTAACAAAAGAAACTAAATTAGGTAATAACTCATTCCAAGCTTGTTCTACTATAGGTATAAATTCTCTTTCTATTCTATTAGTGTTATATGTTATGACCCATCCATTAAGCCATTCCATCATTGGATCATGATAAGGTTTTCGTTTAGACATTTATTTAATGTCTAAATTTTTATTTTTATTCATTACATCAGAAGTCCCTGTCCTCGCCGTTTCCCTAGATCTCTTAGTCCTACTCCATAACTAGCAGCCACATCTGATACTCCCTGTACAAGAGGTTGGAATTGTTGTGGAATCACCTTTTGAGCTACTGTAATAGCTGGTCGTACAAGACGCTTGAAGAAGGTACCTACATCATCCCAGAAACCTCCACCAGCTAGAGATGATCCAAAGATGTTCATTGATCTCTTTTGAGGAAGAGGAGTAGTCTCCCAAGATTGAAGGACTTGTTTCTCATCAAGAACGCCAATATTCTTAGATACAGAGCCGTTATTAATGGTTACAATACCCTCTTGTACTGACACAATGTTCAATTGAGGAATGAAGGTCTTGGTAGGATGAATATTTCTTACAGTTACATTCATTTGGAGAGTTTGAGATGTACGAACACCTGGTGCCCATTGATCTTTTAGTGGAATATCTGTTCCAAAAGCTGCACATGCAACAAGCCCAACGAATTGACGTGCCTGAGTGTAAGAACAGTTAAAGCCATTCTTTACAGACATATCGTAAAGTCTCTCTGGGGAATAGTTAGACAAAATACCATCCTGATTGGCAAAAGTAAGATTAATATTATCAATCGCCATAAATGTGTCTGTGTCAGTAATATTTGTTTGTGATTCTTGAGGAGATGCCATGATGTAGAGCAAGTTAGGAAGTGTTGGAAGAGTTATGGAAGACATTGCAAGTACTGTACTTGCTCCAGGTGCAAGAGGTGCTTGTGATAATGTTGGATAATTCGTTATCTCACTATATGAATATGTAACTAAATCAGGTAGATACTGAAGAGCTGATGGAGTTAAATAATTAAAAAGGAGATCAGCCTGTAATACAGTAGCCTGAGCAGTAGTAAGGGGTGAACCTAGAGTTGAATGTGACCAAAGTGATTGTGCAAGGCCAGTTAGTAATCCTGAGCCTCTTCCACCCAGTTGGAGTTGAATTTGCATAGAATCAACTCCAATGAAAGCAAGCTCCTCTTGATAAGCATCAAAGCTTAGAGGCGAAAGAGGAATTGCCTCGGTAATAGTCATCTCAATAGAGGCCGCGACCCGCGAAAGTTCCTCTTGGGCACTGAGTCACGTTATCTCCATATCCAGCCAAAGGATCTCTATTAAAACCATTCATCTGAGAATAAGCTTGACTTTGATCCGGCATTGAAGGTGTCATAGAGAAGGGACCATCTTCTTTAAATTCATCTCGGTGAAAGCGTTGAAAAATACGCGAATACACATTGAGATTCGAGGAGAAAGATTGATTGCCTATAGTAACATTAACTGTCTGAATAGCTTGCGAGAGGGGCATAGCTCTAGGAGCATCATAATAAGCATTTCCAGTAGGAACGCCTGGTGCTGCAGCTGCTCCAAACATTTGGAGTAGTGGTATGAGCGGATTTCCAGAATCTCCAGTAAAATCTATGCGGAACTTAACCCTAGCCAAAAATCGCCTATTTGTGTAAATTTCTCTAGATGGTGGAGGTGCATTCCAAGTAATTTGTGAATTAGAAAATGAAGTAGAAGGCAATATGCGTCCCGTTTGATACGGTGCGCCAGCTAAAATTCCATAGGTTTTTTGCCGACTAGAATTCACGTCAAGCTGCGCGTCTAGAATTCGGACATAAGATAAATCATCGGTCGTCATTTATAATATAAGTTTAAAAGTAATTAGAAAGTTACTTTTTGTCTTTTCTTCTGTACATTATTAATAAGCTCATATTAGTATTATTTCCTAGATATATTTCGAAGAGTCTACCATCATATGTTTGATAATAGGCTTGCACATCAACTCTATTAAATGGAGTATTACCATTCATAGAAATCATTTTAAATTCAGACTGAACCGCAAATTGAGCTATGTGCCTTGGTTCGAAAGGGCTAGATTTTTGTAATTCAAAATCAATAAGAATACCCATCGAGGAATTATTAATAGTCTGATTTTGAGCTTGCGATACTAAATTTGGTAGTAGATTTCTAGTTATTGGTAAAAGATTTGAGACAAATATAATAGATTTTACATTATCCCATTCATCAGTAGATGAAAATCCTTGTGATACTGCTATCCAATTACCTCCTAATGCTGAAAGAGCTACTGGAAATCCTGTTCTTGGTGGTACTGGAAGTAAAGTAGCATATGGCTTTACTGATAACAGAAATTCAAATCCTCCAGGTGCAGGGATAGGAAATGATTGTGTAAAAGGTAAGTTAAGTAACTGCATTAATACTTGATTTATTCCAATCTGAATTCTATTAGGATTTGCTTCGAGATATACATCTTGGACATACATTGAAATTAGAGCTGTAGAAGGATTAAGATAGAATCTTGGTGCTTCAGTACCAGAAGCACCTGGGAATGCAGCTTTGAGTGCAGTGAATGCCGCGATAGATGCATCATTAAGTTCTTCTAAATAATTTTGAATAGAAAATATACCTTGTTTAGATTCTTGTGGTGTTACTAGAATGAATTGCCGAAAGTTGATATTCATATATTGAAGAGTAATAGACATATCTGTTTGTCCTGGTGCTATTGGCTGTTCTGGTGTAAAGAGTGGTATTTCTCTAGTTGATATTTGCATTCTTATTACAGAGCATTCCCAGTCACCTGGTTTGTCTAAAATAGCTCCATCTCTTGTGTCTGTTACCTTTGCCAAAACTGGCGCAGGATCATTATTCGTGAGATTGATAATCTGATAGATGATGTTTTTCTCCTCCATTTATAATAGTATTTAAATGTTCAAAGCTTTATCAGATGAGGATATTTCTAAATTTATTTCTAATATAGTCAAATATGATGAATTAAAAGAAATAAATGCAAGTAAGTTATTAGCTAATTTACCTGTAGTTATACTATATGAAACGGGTCCTAATTTTGGACATTGGACATTGCTACATAGATTAGATAATGGTAATGTAGAGTTTTTTGATAGTTATGGTTTTAAACCTGATGATGAATTCTATGTTATTGAGAAAAAGTATCAATATCCACATTATTTATGGAAGTTATTAGTAGATATATCTAAATTAATATTACCTGATAGAATTCATTATAATGAATATCATTTACAAAATAGTAGCGATAGTCGAGTTGCTACATGTGGTAGATGGGTTATTCTACGACATGCATTAAAGGATATGGATATAGATAAGTTTAATAATGCTATTAATTTAGTAAGTAAACGCGAAGGAATAACTCCTGATGAATTAGTAACTAGAGTTGTAAAATAAATTAATTTATTATTGGTATATATTATACCAATAATGTCCCATACAGTGCTGAAAGATGCCAACCCCAAAAACACGGCATGACCTATAAATAGGTCACTGGTGTGCCCCCAAGGGGCGTAATTACTTTCTTGTGTTTGGTAATGATCATTTTAGAGAGCATAGCGTCTTGGTGTCACTAATACTGAACCACCTAATCCTCCAGAAACTAACTCTCCCCATTGACTGATGTAGATAGCTCCATAGATATCATTAGGGCCAGGTACTGCGTTAAAATTCTTTCTCCAAAGAATACCATCTCTTGAAGTATAGATGTTAACATCCCCTTGTGCAATAAAAACTTGCAATTCAGTAATGAAGATCACTGAGCGAAGATTTCCAACTGCAGCATCAAAAGAGTTAGGAACTGCTAACCAATTAATACCATCTACTGATGAGTAGGAATTAGTAAGAACTCCAAGTCTGGGTGTGGCCACAAATTTCTGCCAAAATGGTGACCAGCAAACACTGGACATTGCAATTGAAGAATTTCCATTAAGAAAGACTTTGCCATCA